GCATGAAGGGACGCGGCGGGTTTTGCTGACTAAAGCGGAATTGGATTGGCTCGTCGCGTGGTGTGATCGAAATGAACACATGATCGCGCAAATGCTTAAACACTTCCCGAAAGGTTAAAAGATGGCAGGAAAACGCAAATTGACGCCTCCGCAGCTGGTTTTCGCCAAAGCGATTCTGGATGGTATGTCGCAAGTTCAGGCTTATCGTCAGGCTTACCCGGAAACCAGCGAGAAATCGGCTCTCTCGAATGCATCTCGTTTGATGGGAACTGAGGGAGTCGCACGCTACATCGACTCCCGCCGTCAGAAACAAGAAACCGCAGAAACCCTCACCCGGACCAAGAAACGCGAATTTCTCGCCGGTGTTGTGGCTGGGAATGCGGATCGCGAATTGACTCCGCTTCAGCTCCAGGCCATCGCGATTGACAACAAAATGGCAGGACATGACGCACCGGAACGGGTTGAAGTCTCGATGAATCCGCTCGAAAAGTTGGTTCACGCGATACAGCTAGAGGATTAAGTGATCCACCCCCGCGACATGTACGGAGAGATTGAGCGGTTGCACAACCTGGTTCACGGAGGACCGGAACCGCCCGATTTGCCGCAGGTTGACGATGTTGTCATTGACGAAATCAGGCGGCTGACTCCAACCGGGGAAGCCTACTGGCGGCGGCAATTGTTTATCGAGCACCGTTACCCGGATGAACCTTGAATCCAACCTGAGAAACCGGCGCTGGCGGCTGTCTAATCTGTACAAGATCCAGGACAAGTCAGGCCAAACCGTCAGATTCCAGCCGAACGAAGCGCAGATCAGGCTGCTGGACTCCAAACATCCACTTCAGTGCATCCTGAAGGCACGCCAGCTTGGGTTTTCAACCCTGATCGCGATCGATATCCTGGACCTGTTGCTATTCCGTCGCGGGCAGTCGGCTGGCATCGTTGATCGGACGTTGGAAGACGCCAAAGCCAAACTCGGCAAAATGAAATTTGCCTACGACCATTTGCCGGAGCCGTTGAAACAAGCGATTCCAGTTGGCGAGACCTGGACCACGCAGAAATTAACCTGGCGCAACGGCTCTCAGGCGGTGGCGGATGTTAGCCTGCGCGGTGGAACCTATCAGCACCTGCATGTGTCGGAGTTCGGCAAGATCGCGTACAAGGATCCAGCGCGAGCACAAGAAATCGTTTCCGGTGCCTTCAACACGGTAGCGCCCGGCTCCCGGATCTTCGTGGAGTCAACTCATGAAGGCGGCAAGGGCGGCGCGTTCTATGATTTGTGTCAGGTGGCGATGGAGGCGCAAGGGCAAGACCTGACATTGCTAGACTTCCGGTTCGTTTTTGAGCCGTGGTACGCTGATCCCGCCTATCGACTCCCAGCCGATTCGGTCAGGCTGTCCACTCTTGACGTTGAGTATTTCGCCAAGCTGGAAGCGGACGGCATCCAGCTTGAGCCGGATCAACGGGCGTGGTACGCGAAAAAACGAGCCCAGCAGGGGCATTCAATGCTTCAGGAGTTTCCGTCTACCCCGGCGGAAGCGTTCGAAGTCCTGATCGAGGGAGCCATCTACGGCGAGTGTTTGTCTAAGCAACGTGCGGCCGGTGCAATCAGGCCATTCGAGCACGACCAAAGCGTGCCGGTTTTCACGTTTTGGGACATTGGCTTTTCGGACACAACAGCCATATGGGCAGCTCAAATGGTGGGCCGGGAGGTTCACTTGATCGACCACTACGAAGCCAATGGAGAAGCCTGCGCCCATTACGCAAAGGTGATTCAGGATTGGATTGACAAGCGGGAATATCGCATTCAAGCCAACTATCTTCCGCATGATGCCGGATATACCGAAAAAGGGAGCGGCAAGAGCTACGAGGTTCAATTGCAGGATGCCGGGGTGAGAAACACGGTGATTGTGCCCCGTACGCCTGACAGGTGGCTAGGGATCAACCACCTGCGGGAGATGTTCAATCGGGTTTGGATAAGCTCGGAACGGTGCAGGCGCGGCATTGAGTGCCTGGAAGCCTATCGAACGAACTATAATGATCGGCTGGGCAAGTTTGCGGATGAGCCGTTGCATGATTGGGCAAGCAATACGGCTGATGCATTGCGGACGTTCGCGGAAGCGCACATGCGGGGAATGCTGAAGGACAATAGCCCGGTGGCAAAAGAGAGTCGGCGGCGTCGGGGTCCAAGGGTGCGGACGGGAGTCCGTAGGGGGCGGGCGGTGGTCAGGCGTTAAGGCTCTGCGTCCGTCCTTTGGTTTTATGAGTGAAAGAAACGAAGAATGCAGTAAGTGCCGTTTTTGGCGACTGGAAACACACGATGATTGGGAGCATTACGGTTACTGTTTGAGGAATCCGCCCACGTTTGTGTCTAGTGGTAAGGCTGAGTGGCCGACAACGTGGGCTTGTGATTGGTGCGGTGAATTTTCGCCCAAAGCCCCATTCAATTCTACCGAAGCCGGGGAAAATCCCGCCTAAAGCCCCATGACCCCAATTGAACAAGCCGCAGCTGTCTATGTGCGGGAACATTGTCCCCGCACGTTGAGGGAGGATCTGGAGCTACACTTGTTGAACGGTTACGTGTTCAGCACCCCGACTTGCTTTGTCATGGGCAGGCCGGTTGTGCGGGAGGCTGACCCTGACGACATAGTTGATCCTGCGATCACGTTTGAGGGGCGGTTTCACGATTGCTGGCACGTTTATTTGGCTGCTGGCGACATGCGGGAGGCTGTCCGGTTCATGCCGTATCCGCTGGAGTATGTGAGTTATGAGCGTAGAAATGTGCTCAGAATCAGAAAAATGAATTGCCTTTCCAGCAAGTTGAGCGTATATCAGCCTTACTGATATATGTTGCAAGGCAAATTTGATCTTCTAATGCGCTGTCATAAAGGCGGCGACTACAAAGAACCTCCTCCCCCCGATCCTCCTGCGACGGAGAGAACCGCAGAAGTCTATCAGGCTTCGCGTGGTGCCCGTCGTGATGCGCGTCGGCGCAAGGGGTATCGTTCAACGTTGTTGTCGGGTGAAGCAGCGGGAAGCATGGGGCAGCCGAAAAAGACTCTTTTGGGTTGATTATGGACGGCAAGAGCATAGTTGAGCGCAACAACCACTTGAAGAGTCAGGCGGCGACTTGGCGAACGGTGTGGCAAGATATTGCGGACTATGTGATGCCGAGGAAGTCTGAGATTGAGGATCGCAAGACGCCGGATGTGGAAGGGTGGACGGATGAGATTTACGACACCACGGCGATTCACGCGAACATGGCGCTGGCTGCGGGGCAGTTGAACTATTTGACTCCAGCCGGGGAAAGGTGGTTTTCGTTTGCGTCACCGGTAGGTTCTGAGGGCAACGACGAGGATGCCGGATGGATGAATGAGGCGACGACGGCGGTGCTTGAGGCATTGGCGCGGAGCAACTTCTACCTTGAGGTACACGAGATGTATCTGGACCGGGGCGCATTTGGGACTTCTAACCTTTACGTTGAGGAATCGGACGATGGCGGTATCCGGTTCAAGTGCCATCGGGCCGGGACTTATCATGTTTCGGAGAATCACGAGGGCATGGTGGACACGGTGTTCCGCGAGTTCGAGATGACGGCGCGGCAGGCGTATCAGAAGTTCGGGGAAGAGCTTCCGGCGAAGCTGCTGAATCTGGTAAAAGAGGGAGATCCGAAAGGCAAGGACGCCAATTTCAAGTTCATCCACGCGGTTTACCCACGGGAGGACGGAGATCGGGATTACTCGAAGCAGGACGGTGAGAACAAGCCGATTGCATCGGTTTACGTTTGCCTGGAGGAGAACAAGATTGTCCAGGTTGGCGGTTATGATTCGATGCCCTATTTTGTTTCGCGCTACCTGAAGTGGGGGGATGAGTGTTACGGCTATGGTCCGAGCATTGAGGCATTGCCGACGATTCGGCAGGTGAATTTCATTGAGAAGCAGTTGGATGCACTGGCTGAACAGGCTGCATTCCCGAGGGTTTTGGTGCCGGATTCGCTGGAAGGCGAAGTTGATATGCGGGCGGCGGGCATCACGTTCTTTGATCCCAACAACCCGGCAGCGATGCCGAAGGAATGGGCAACGCAGGGGCGTTATGACGTGGGTCGTGATCGTTGCGAGCAGAAGCGGGATTCGATACGGAGGTCTTACCATAATGACCTGTTTCGGATGTTTGCCGAGCGCGACAAGCAGATGACGGCAACGGAGGTTCTGGAGTTGGCGGAAGAGAAGCTGATTCAGTTTAGCCCCACGTTTGCGCGGATGGTGGGTGAGATTCTTGATCCGATGTTGGAGCGGGTTTTCGGTTTGTTGTATCAGCAGGGCAAGATACCCCAGCCGCCGAGGTCTTTGATGGTTGAGACGGACGAGGGTGTGGGGATGCAGATGCCCAAGATTGAATACACCAGCAAGATTGCGTTGGCGATCAAGATGATGGAGAGCCGTCAATTCTTGGCGTTCACGGAGGTCATGGGGCCGTTGGCTCAGTTCAAGCCGGAAGTGTTGGATGCGATTGATTTTGACAAGGCGACTCGCGGGTTGGCTCGCAACTTCAGCCTGCGCAACGAATGGTTGCGGTCGGAGGAAGATGTTGATGAGTTGCGGGAAGCTCGGGCTGCGGCGCAGCAGGCTATGGAGCAGGCTGAGATGGCAAAGACAACGGCTGAAGCGGCCAAGACTGCTAGCGAGGTTTCACCGGAAGGAATGAACAGAATGGAAGGAATGTTTAACTGATATGCCTGGAACAATGGATTTTTACACTGATGGCGTGGCAATTACGCCGCATAACTCGACGAACTTCTCGGAAGGCGAATGCCGTGGGATTTACGTTGGTGGCGCGGGCAACATGGTGGTGGTGAAGCCGAATGGCAGCACCGTTACGATCACCGGAGCTTTGGCGGGGACGATCATCCCGATCAAGGCGATCCGTGTGAACAGCACCAGCACCACGGCGACGAACTTGGTCGCCCTCTACTGATGGCTATTTGCGTGGCGGGCAAGGCTGGGAACGCTGTTGGCGTCAGCGGTGGCGGCGGCGGTGGTGGTGGTGGCGGCAGCTCTGTAGCTGTTTCATTGAGCTTCACCAATTATGAGCCTAGTAGCTGGCAATTGGACATCGTTGACAAGAATGGGGTTACTCAGTCGCTTACCAATGCGAGCCCTACGGCAAACATTGATTTCACAAAAGACGGCAGCACCTACCATACTTACGATTTCAGCTTCAGCCCTGACGTTGACGAAATGATGGACGGAAATATCTCCGTCAACGGTTCCAATACCATCAGCGCCGAATACCAGAGTGATTATGGTGAAGGCGGCGATTTGAACAACGGCTATGGAATCCAAATTGATTCCGGCGAATCGACCCTTGTCTTGAGCGTTCCGGTTACTCAACCAAGCTAATGAAGCCGATCGGCTTAGTTTTGTTTTGTTCGCTTGTCCTTGTTTCGTGCAAGGGGCCGACTGAGGCGTATCAAGACGCAAAAGACAGGGTTCAGTCCGCAGAGGATGACATTGCTGCTGCCGAACTGAGTGCGACCAAGCACGGAGTGGGGAATGCGCTTGCAGCGCAGGCTGCGCTTGCGGGGAAGACCGACAAGGGAATCCATGAGCAGGTTGCCGAAGGGAGGCTGAAGGTTGCGCGTGCAGCGTTTGAAGTGGGTCGGGTGATGCCGCCCGCAGAGACGATTCTAAGGTTGGAACAGGCTGCCGCTGATGCTGTGTCAACCAACGTCGAATTGCGAACTGCCGCGTCCGTTGCATTGGCTGCATATGACAAGGAGCTGAAGGCAAAGGATGAAGCCATCCGGCAGCTTGAAGGACGATTGGAAGCTGCGGAGCAACGTGCCGACAAGGTGAACCAGCGCAATGCTGCCGATGCTGAATTCAAGCGGTCACTGATTAAGCTGGGTTGGTATCTGTTTGGCGGGATTGCGGCTTTGATTCTTTGGAACGTCCTCAAGGTTGCGGGAATGTTCAACCCGGTGGTTGGCGCTGGTGTGGGTGCTTTTCGGGTTGCCGGGAATACCCTGTCATCCGCGCTATCGCAGGTGAAGCAGGGCGGGGATGCGTTTTTGAAAACGTTGCAGGAAGCCAGCGATTTGACGCCGGAACAAAAATCAAAGGTGCGCGAATTCTTTCGAAGAGAACAAGACCGGGCGCAGGACGCACAGGTCCGTGAACTGATTAAGAAAATTCCGAAATGAAGAAACCCAGAGCATTTGTCCACAACATGGCGGCGGTAATTCCGTCGATTATCCTTACCGCAGCCCCATTGATGGCGGGTTATCCGCTGGGGTTGATTGTGTCCATCCCGGTGGGTGCGTTTGCGTGGTGGGTTGCGGTCAAATACTGGGCCAAGTAAGTCCATGAGCGAGGATGAGTACAATGCAAAGAGCCTGGATGCAGTCCTTTCGAGGATGGACACCAAGCTGGAGAACATCGAGGAAGGCCAATCGGTGATTCTGAGGAAAATCCGGGACCAGGACAATGAGATCGTTGCCAACAAGGTGAGCATTGGTCGGGTGAAGGCGGTTGGCAGCGCCTTGGCTGCGGTGGGGAGCGGTATTTTGGGCTGGCTGTCAACGAGGCAATGAGATGGACAACCCCGAAGAGTTGCGAGCGAGATGGATGGAGCTTGCCGGGGAGATCATGGCCGGTCGCAGGAAAGTTGAGAGTGAGTCGGAAGCCAGGAGCATTGTGTTTGCGTTGAAGTGGTATCCGGGTCCGTTGTCGGATTCCTGCCGGAAGTATCTCGAATCAATTTATGAGCGAAGAAAAAAATGAGCAGCAAAGGCTGATATTGGCCTACAAGGCTGTTTTTGGGACAAGTGATCAGCGGACAGTCTATCAGGACATGGTTTGGCGCGACTTGAACCGACGCAACGGGGTTGATCTTCCGGCATTTCGCAAGGATGAGAACGGTGCTTACGACCCTGTGAGAGCAGCCCTGACTGACGGGATGCGGCAATCTTTCTTGAACATCCGCAAGATGGTTTCGGCGGATGTGGAGAAACTGGAAAAACCAAACGCAAAAAGGAAATAGCATGGATACAGTTCAGAAGAAGGTCACGTACCGGTATGAAGCCGGGAACGTGTTTCGAGCCGATGAATACGGAGAAATCCGGGTCGGGAGTTACAACCATGAACGCAAGCTGCTTCAGTTGGTGGATGCTCACAAGAGTTATCGCCCTGCGGTGGTCCGGTTCTTGAACAACAACGACATGCCGCAGGAGCGGGTTGTCATTGAGGGGTCTACGGAATCGGTTTCGTCGCAGGCGATTCCCCGGATGCCGAAGAAACATCCCAAGTTTGGGGACAAGACGCCTGCGCTGGTTGAGTGGTATGAGGAATACCGCCCGGAAGAGTTCAAGGCTCGGTATGGTGTTCGTGGTCCGAAAATGGCTGATGGCAAGTGGCCTGCGGAGCGGCAGACGCATCGGACGGCCAAGGTGAACGATCAGATGGACGAATCTGATGAGGACTGGAACGCTGACGTATCGGGGGTTGAGCAATGAGGTTGTTGCGTGATCCTGAATCTGGCGAAAATGGCGGCGGTGGTGGTACTTTACTGGCTAATGCTGGTGGCGATAGCGGCGCTGGTGGCGCTGTCGGGGGTGGCGCAGAAGGCGTTCAGCCAGAAGCCCCGAAAGCCCCCTTCTACCAGGGACTCTACAACGAGGACGGAAGCCTGAACCACGCGAATTACGACCGGTTGCCGGAACACTTGGCGCAGTATCGCCCCACGTTCGAGAAGTACAAGACGATGGAGGCGTTGCTGGGTGGCATGGCAAATATGTCCAAGATGGTGGGCAAGAAGGTTGTCAACGAGCCGTTGGGGCCGGATGCGACGGAAGAGCAAAAAGCGGAGCGGGCAGAGATGTTGCGCAAGCTGAACGGAGTGCCGGAACGATTTGAAGATTACGGGGTTGGTTATCCTGATGATTTCCCGGAAGAGATGCGGGATCAGGATCGGATGAACTCGTATCTCGGAATCCTGCATGAGCACAATGCTCCTCCTGCGCTGGTTAAGGCGCTGGTTGAGGCTGACATCGGTGAAGCCTTGAAAGGGCGTGACGCGGGCGTTGTGGCGCAGGAAGCAGAGCTTGCGGAGGCCGAGAAGTCACTGAAAGCGGATTGGGGTGCAGATTACGCCAAGAAGCTGGAATTGGCGAGCCGAGGCGCGAGCACGCTGGGGCTGGACCTTGCCCATCCGATGTTCAAGTCACCGGAAGCGGTAAAAGCGATGGCGCAGGTTGCCGGGATGGTGAGTGAATCCAAGTTGGTGAGTGGACAGTCTGAAGGCAACTTCGGGGCATCAGATCGCGAGAAGGCACTGGACATCCGGGATAATCCGGCCAATCCGCTTCACGCAGCGTTCCATGATCCAAACCATCCGCAGCATGAGCACGCGGTGGCGACTCGCAGCCGGTTCAATCAGAGATACCATGAGTTGCAGCGAAAAGGCAGGGCGTGAAGTTATGGTCAAGGCGAATCAGTTGAAACGGCTGATTGACAAGCACGGCTTGGGTTGTGTGAGTGTGGTAAACCGCAGACACATGAAGCGTTTTCTGGCGCAAATCCTGCGTGATATGGAAAAAGTGGAATGAAGAAAAAGGCCAAATCACCATCGGTTACGAGGAAATGGAAGAAATTCTTCGGGATTACGTGTTCACACGCAAAGATGGTGGATAGGTCAGCGTGGGGTGCCATGCTGAAGGCCAAGAAGGCGTTCAAGCCTGATTTCACATTCCATCTGGGGGACTTCGTAGACACCACCTGCTGGCGCTCCGGTGCCAGTGGGGGTGATCTTGCGGAGGATTACCGGGGCGACATTTCGACTGGGCTGACGCACATTGACCAATTGGAGCCTCAATTGGTGCTCTGTGGGAATCATGAAGCGAGGTTGTGGCGGGAGCTGAACAACAAGGACGGCAAGATCGCGGGATTAGCGTCCGAGTTAATAAGCCACATTCGGAAGGCTGTTATTAAAGGAAACGCCGAGTTTGTTGAATATGACGGCATTTTGCAGGGGCGGATGCTGGGCGATTTTCTTCTGACGCACGGCACGATCTACAATCAAATGGCTTGCCGGGACATGGCTGAGATGTACGGAAACGTGATTTTCGGTCACACACACACGGCTGGCATTGGGCAGGCCCGAGGCATGAACCAGGCAATCGGTGTGAATATTGGAACGCTCACAGACCGGGCGGAAATGCATTATGCCAATTGCCGCAGGCAAACCCTTGCTTGGCGTCAAGCCTGGGTTTATGGCGAATACTGCGACAACGAATTGATACCAAACCTTCACATTCACAAAAATGAGCCAATCGCGTTCCAAAAAGCCAAAGAAGCCTGACCCTGATAAGTTGCTCGCCAAATTGGTGGCACTCAAGCAGCCGGAAGCTGACGTGCCACCGGGATTCCGTGACATCGAATATTGGTCACAGCGCTTTAACGGCAAAGACAGAAGCGACGTTTATGAACTGCTGAAGGCTGGCGTGAAGGCTGGCGTCATTGAATCGGGATCATTCCGGCCCGAGCGAGGGGCGCGGCGCAAGACACATTGGCGGGAGATTAAGTAGGTGAATCGGCCCAAGTCAATAAAGGTTCTTAATCTCGACTACAGGGTTGAATGGTGCGACGACGACTGGCGGGAGCAGACGGAGAGCCACGGGCAACATAGCTACGCTCGCCAACTGATCCGCATACAAAAGACCACTCCGCAGATCGAGGCGGACACGTTGTTACATGAGGTCATGCACGCAGTCTGTGACGGCATGAGCCTGGCGGATGGAATGTCTGAAGAGGACTACGTTTCAAGACTCTCGACCGGACTGCTGACCGTGTGGCGGGACAACCCAAAAGTTTTGGAGTGGATTAGATGCAATAATGTCTTGCAATCCTGAGAGCAGGTGTTCTAATCACAGATGAAAGGCGCGGCGGGACTTGTCTTTGCCGCATTGCAGATACCTTCAGAGGGTGAAGCCCCTAATCGGGACACCTTCGGTTTTCCTCGGAAGCCTGCGTTAACCCATTAACGTAATTTTTCGGAAGGAAAACAGAAGAATGTCTCTTACTACTCTACCAGAGCATTTCCAGACCGATTTTGCCGACAACTGGGAGCACCTTGTTCAGCAGGGTGATTCTCGACTCGGCGATTGCGTGCGTCGAATTTCCGTTCAAGGGAAGGAACGCACTCTCTCGCAGATCGGCACGTCTGCAATGTCTCTTATCACCAATCGGAACGGCAAGACTGTCGCCTCTGACAGCACCTTTGCCAAACGCTGGCTCCGTCCCAAGGGCTATGAAAAGGTCACTCACATTGACGAATTTGATGATTTGTCTCTCGGTGAACTTTCTGCGCCTGAGTCCGAGCACGTCCAGTCGCACGCAATGGCCTACAACCGTCAGGTTGACCAGGTTCTCATTGATGCGTCGGTCGGCACGGCTTACACGGGCGAAGATGGCACCACGGCTACGGCTCTTCCGTCCTCTCAAAAGGTGGCGGTTGATTACGTCAAGACCGGTTCCGCTGCCAATAGCGGTCTGACCTTGGCGAAGCTGCTCCGCACAAAGATGATCCTCGACGAGAACGAAGTTCCCGATGGAGATCGCTACATTGCGGTTTCGGCCCAGCAGTTGTTCGACCTGTTGAACGACGTGAACGAAGTCAAGTCCTCCGACTACAACAACGTGAAAGCGTTGGTGGACGGCAAGGTGACTATGTTCGCCGGTTTCCACTTCAAGCGGACTGAGCTGCTTGCACTCAACACCACCACGGACGTGCGGACCTGTTTTGCATGGCATCGCGGCGGTTTGGCGCTTGGCGTCGGCGTTGAGAAGAAGGTGAAGATCAGCGTTCGCGATGATCTGAGCGAGTCGATTCAGATTCGCACGGTTGCCAACCTCGGCGCTACCCGTGTTGAGGAAGAGCGTGTCGTTGAAATCCTCTGCGACGAATCGCCGTAAACTATAACCAACTGAAAGGAATAGACCGATATGGCTACTACTTACTCAGATCAGGCTGCCCTGCAAAATGACCCCAAGATGGGGAATCGCGCTGCGGCAGTTCAAACAACCGGTGATGTTCGGGTCGCAGACGTGGTTTACACGTTGACCGGCTCGGAAGCAGCCAATGACATTGTGAACCTGGTCAAGTTGCCTGCTGGTTCCCGTGTGATAACCTCCCTCTGCTCTGTGGAGGTTGAGAATCCCGGAACCGCGCTGGTGATTGACATTGGCGACGATGACACCACGGCTGATGCGGATCGCTACAGTGACGGCTTGACCGTTTCTGCTGGTGGTCACTTCGCATTCAGCGCAGGTGGCACCGTTGCCGCAGCCGAGCTGGCTGGACACACCTTGGATTCCGCTTCGTGGATTCAGGCTGATGTCAAGACGGCTACGTCGCTGACGGCATCGCAGAAACTGCGGTTCACCATCGTTTACGCTGTTTCTGGTTAACAGATCAGGCGTTTGGTTGCCCCGCTCGCTGCGATCCAGCGGGCGGGGTTTACCTATACAATTTCATGGCGAGCAAGACAGACATTGTTAACATTGCGCTGGGCCGTCTGGGTGCGAAACGCATCATGGACGTTTCAGATGACACCAACAAAACGGCGCGGCTCGCCAATACCTTCTGGGACCATACGGTCCGGGAGGTTCTTCGTTCCCATCCTTGGAACTGCGCCAAGACTCGGGTTGAGCTTGGTCAGTTGTCAACGGCTCCCGCTTTTGAGTGGGATTACCAATATCAGCTTCCTTCTGATTTCCTGCGCATGGTCCGTTTGAACGGGCTGCTTGCGTGGGAGCCTGAAGATTTCTATGAGATCGAGGGCAACGTCCTCTTGACCGATCAGGACGCGGCCAAGGTCCAGTATATCAAGCATGAGGAGGATACCACCAAGTATGATTCACTCTTGGTGAAGGCGATTGCCTGCAAGCTGGCGGCGGAAATGTGCGTCAGCCTGTCGGAGCATGAAGGGCTTTCTGCCAGCCTTATGCAGGAATTCGAGACTGTCATCATGCCTCGCGCTCGTCGGGTTGACGGGAACGAGAAGGGGCATCGGCAGTATGATTACAGCAATAGCAGCCTTTGGGTTCAATCCAGGCGGCAAAGCACTAATGGGTAATGGGTGGACGCGGAACTTCCAACAAGAGCATTATTGCATTTAATGCCGGTGAACTGTCCCCTTTGCTTGATGGTCGCGTTGACCTTGAAAAGTATTCATCGGGCTGCCGTCAGCTTCAGAACGCGGTAATCCAGACGCACGGCGGGGCCAAGCGTCGGGCCGGAACTCAATACATTAACGAGGTCAAGGACAGCACCAAGAAGGTGCGGTTGCAGGCTTTTGAGTTCTCCACAAGTACGACTTACTGCCTTGAGTTTGGCGAACTGTATCTGAGGTTCTACAAAAACGGCGCGGTTCTCGGTGCTCCTTACGAGATCGCTACCCCATACCTGGAGGCAGAGCTTTTCGAGCTTCAGTTCAGCCAGATCAACGACGTGATGTATATCACGCATCCAGACCATGAAGTGATGAAACTGTCGCGGTTTGGGGATACGAATTGGACGATTGCCGAAGTGGTGTTCGACATTCCGCCTTTCCTTGACGAAAACCTGACCACGACGACGATTGCATCCTCTGCGACTACAGGATCGGGCGTCACACTGACGGCATCGTCCAACATTTTTGAATCAACCCACGTTGGCAGTTATTGGCAGATTGCCCACTTGCGGGAAGTCTCGGAAACAGAAGTTGCAATAGACACTCACAATCACACCAGTTCATCGCTTTGGGTTCGTGGCGGGTGGACAGTTCGGACCTACGGAACGTGGTCGGCGGATGTTCTGGTTGAACGCTCCACGGATGGCGGATCGACATGGGAGACGTTGCGGACTTACAACGGCTCTTCGGACAGGAACATTGAGGCTAGCGGAAGCGAGGGCACTGACGCGCTATTGCGGGTAAGGGTTGCTAATTCTGCTTCCGGTTCTGGAAGGGCGGTTCTTGAGGCGGATGACGCATTTCGCTACGGGTTGGTCAAGATCACGGGATATACCGGCGGAACGAGTGTTACGGCTGACGTGGTGACGGATCTTCACGCCACTTCAGCCAGTAAATACTGGTCTGAGGGCGCATGGAGCGACAAACGCGGATTTCCTCGGACGGTGACTGTGTTTGAGCAACGCCTGATGTTTGCTGGATCTGACTACGAGCCTCAGACGGTTTGGGGTTCTGCGACTGGGGAGTATGAGAACTTCCGGGCAGGCACGGCTGACACTGATGCACTCAAGTATTCCATTGCGGCCAAGGAACGGAATCAGATCGAGTGGATGCTGGCGCAGAACCGGTTGTTGATCGGAACATCTGGCGGCGAGTGGGCTGCTGGCTCGGCAAATCCTGACCAGGCAATCACTCCTTCCAACTTCGAGGTAAAACGTCAATCAACGTACGGGTCGAAAAACATCTCGGCGCTGTTGGTGAACGAGGTTGCGCTGTTTGTTCAGCGTCAGGGGTTGAAGCTCCGGGAAATGGCTTACTCGTTCGGGCAGGACACTTATCTTTCGCCCGACATGACGCTGCTTGCTGAACATATCACTTCCGGTGGTATCGTTGACATGGACTACCAGCAGCAGCCGGATTCCATTGTGTGGGCTGTGAACGGTGACGGCGAGTTGCTGGGGATGACCTATGAGCGGGAGCAACAGGTTGTTGGCTGGCACCGTCATGTGACCGATGGAACGATTGAAAGCGTGACCAGCCTTTACGGCAGCGCGGACGATGAGGTCTGGATTTCGGTCAAGCGTACAATCAATGGGGCGACCAAGCGTTACGTTGAACGGTTCAATCCAAATTTGTGGACGCTGAAGGAAGATGCTTTTTACGTCGATTCCGGGATTACGTATTCCGGGGCTTCAACAACAACGATAACCGGGCTGTCTCACCTGGAAGGCAAGACGGTCCAGATCCTCGGTGATGGTGCGGTCCAGAATACAAAGGTGGTCAGCAGCGGGCAGATCACTTTGGATACTCCGGTGACAAAGGCTCAGGTTGGGCTGAAGTTCGAGACGATCATTGAGCCAATGATTATCAACGTTGACCCGACAATGGGGAACACGCAGGGGCAGAAGAAGCGCATTCGGTCGATCAGCGTTCGGATGTTGAACTCCCTTGGGTTTGCCTACAGTGACGGGGTTGACGAATATCAATTCCCGTTCCGTGACACCGGGGACGAGATGGACGGAAGTCCTCCGTTGTTCAGCGGTATCAAGGAGATCGAGTTTGATGGCGATTACGGGGAGGAGCCAACGTTGATTGTCAAGCAAACTCAGCCGCTTCCTTGGCAGGTTCAATACTTTGTGGTCAAATACGCGGTGACAGGTTGGGCATGATTACGCTGCGGGAATACGGGAAAAAGGATTACGAGATGATCGCCGGATGGTGGCGCGGCCACGGGCATGATCCGGTTCCCAAGGTGGTCTTGCCGAAGCTGGGCGTAATAGCCATCAGAAATCATGCAGGCGAAGAGCCTGAAGAGGTTGCTGCTGCGTGGTGTTACATGGACAACTCGGTCGGCGTTGCAATGATGGAATGGATTGTTGGCAAGCCGGATGTTTCTGGAATTGTTTTGAAGCCTGCGTTCGGGGCGATCATTGATTTTCTGAAGAATGAACTGGCGAATGCGAATTACTCGGTTTTGATGTCTCATTGTGGAAGTGACAAACTGGCCGGGGTCTTGTCGTTAAACGGATTTTCGCGGGTTGAGAAAGTGAATCACCTGATTATGGGACTTTGATATGGCAGCACCGGCAGCATTAGCAATTACTTCATTAGTTGCCACAGGAGTGGGGACGGGCATTTCTGTTTACGGACAGATGCAGCAAGCATCGGCCCAGCGCCGGATGGCTGAGTACAATGCCAAGGTTCAGCGGAATGAAGCAATCAGGGTTGAGCAGGAGGCTCGGGAGGATCGTAACCGTCAGCGGCGGGAAAACCGGAAGCTGATTGAGCGGCAGCGGACTCAGATTGCGAAAGCCGGGGTTGAGGAAGCGGGAAGTCCTTTGGCTGTTCTTGCTGAGAATGCGGCAATGATGGAGCTGAAATTGCAGGACGAGCGAAGGGCGGCAAAGATGCGGGCAGAAAATCTTAGGCAGCAAAGTCTCTTCACCCAGCAGCAAGGGCGGGCTGCGGCCAAGTCTCGGATGATCGGGGCAGGCGCTACGCTGTTCAGCGGGTTGGGCAAGATGGCTGCGTCAGGGTATCAATACAAGCAGTCAGGCGCATTTGGAAACAAGGTGAAATATGCTGGAACGAGTTAGCAGAAGCAGGGTTGTCCCCGGAACGGTCGGGGCGATGATGGACACCAGCGGCGAGATCGCGGCGGCTGGCGCTATGGCGCGGGCTGGCGAGGTTGTTTCCGGGCTTGGGTCCATGCTTGGCGAGATTGCCCAGCGTAAGCAGGCAGCATTGAACCAGAAAGAGCTGTCAAAGCGTTCGCGGATGTTCAACGAGTCAGCCAATGACTTGAAGGTCAAGCTCTCGCAGGAGGGCGACAGGAGCAAGTTTCCGGCAATATGGGAGAAACATAAGTCAGAGCTTACGAAATCCCTGAAGGGTGGCGAGTATTCACCGGACGTTCACGATCAGATCCAGGAGATGCAGGCAGAGCATGAGTCTCGGATGCGGATTCTGGTCAAGACAGAAGAAGCACGTCGGGTTGCTGACGAAACGATTGCGGAAGGTAACGCGGCGATTGAGTCTCACATTGAGAACGACAACGCGGAAGCAGCCATTGAAGAGGTTCACGGGATGCGGGGCTCGGGTGTGATTTCTGCGGAGCAGGCTCGGAAGTTGGAAAAGTCGATTCTGCCAAGGATTCAGCGGCGGCAAATTGAGAAGGCTATCTCGGCAGATCCGGCAAAGGCTTTGCGCGACCTTGAAGAGCGGACGGAGGGCGGGGCTTACAAGAATTGGAAGGGCTTTGACGACCAGGACAGGCGCACGATGAAGGCTCATGCGCGGAATGAGCGCAACGTCAAGGGGACTCAGTTCTACAGCGAATTTCTCACGATGGTTGCGGAAGAAGATATGTCTGCCGAGGTTAGGGATGAGTTTTACCGTGACGTTGTGAAGCCGATGGTTGCAAAAGGGGAATTGACCGAAGGGCAAGGCTTGAGCCTTTACAACTCTCTTTACAGCACTCAGACACTTCCCAATTGGAAAAACGTTCCCAAGATCATGGAGATGGCGGAAGCCTTGCCGGTTGGTGCAGATCCGAAAAGCGACGAGGTTCTGGCGGTTTACAAAGCGGCTGCGATTGGGAACCTCCCGCAGAGTCAGGTTTCAATCATTCACGACATGATCCGTAGTCGGGTGAAGGGTGTTTCGAGATCGGGCGGGCTTGGTGCACACGTCGAGAAAGAGCTGGATGAATATCTGCGGAATCGGATAGAAGAGCATCACGACGAGGGCATAGACAAGGAGGGTATCGCTGAAAGGTCTGAGGCTATCATTGCCTACAAACAGCAATTTGACGAGTGGGCAAAACAGAATCCAAAGGCAACTTTTCGAGACGGGCAGAATTTTATTCACGGGATGTTCAGGGAAAGGTCTGTGCGCAAGGTGCTTGAGTTGATGAAATACGGCAGGTTCAGTGACAGGCCGGGAATGTTACAACCTCCACCAGAGGAGCCGAAAGATGAGAAGAAAGTTGCCCCCAAGGCTTCTGATGCCTTCAACTGGATGTCAACACACCCGATTCCTTAATGCCGAAAACCACTAACCAACTCAGTTCAGTTAATCCAGATCAAGCGAGGTTCGAGCGGGAGCATCGTCGGCGCAGGCGGGATTACGGGGAAAGCCTCTTCCGACTGGGGTTGGGGAATTTTGACTATCTTCCAGAAAAGCAGAGGGAGCTTGTGCAGGGGGAGCTTGAGAGCTTTTCGGATGAGGATAAGAACTTGGTAAAGGCTCGGGTTGCCAACGAATATTTCATGTCATCATCGATGGGCATTTCGCTCGATGACGTTTCGGAGAATTACGGAACCTACAAGACTGGTCTGGGTGGGGTTCTTGGACTGAAGGATGGTGCCACGGATGTGGACCTGTTCAATGCCATCAAGTCCCAGGTGGATGCTTCCGACAAGCGCAAGGAATTCCTTCACGCGATTGCCACGGAAGGCTACGCGGCTGGAGTCGGCAAAGGCGGCAAATGGAGCGATCAATACAATCCGCTCTATCAAAAGCTGAAAGAGCTGGACGGGTTTGATGCCAAACAGGCTGACGATTACCTAGACACGTTCAAGAATGCATTTGAACGCGGGTCTGAGGCTATGGCGGGCAGCCATGAAGAGTTTGGTAAGGCATACGAATATCTTGAGGACAAGATGGGGGTTGAGTCTCGGGAGGGCGAGCGTTGGGCTGCGACCGACAAGGAGATTGACGTTCTGCTGGATAGCTGGGAGATTGAGGATATTGAGAGGTTTACCGAGTATGCTGCCTTGCGGGCTGCCGAGAGAGGAGACGAAAAGGGTTTTCTGAAGCAGTCAGCAGAGGCTTTGCTGCGTGGCGTCAAGATGCGTGGGCGAGAGCATTTTCGTGTGTTCGAGCGGTCTGCGTTGAATGATGTTATTGCAAACGCAAAAGCCGGAAGGGTGGAGGTTGTTGAGACTGGGATTGCTCAAGTGGGGTTGGCGTCAAGGCTGATAACGAAGTTTGAGGACATTTCGAAGGGTGACGCTTCTGTTTTGATTAGTAAGGCTGAACGTGGGCTTCACCGGCTGGAAATGGCCGAGAAGTTCGTCGAGGTCGCTGAACGTGTCGTTGATCCGATCAAGGCGGGCAACTGGTTCACGGAAAAGATGTGGTATCCGTTCATGGAGAACATCAGCTTCACGGCTCAGGCAATGTTGCCGGGGGGGCTTGGCATTGCCGGAACGTTGTCATCCACTTACGACATCCGCTACCGTGAGATGAAGGAAAGGCACCCAGGGCTTAACCATGAGCAGTTGTCGGTTCGGGCTGGAATTGATGCGTTTATTGAAACTCCGATGGAGATGCTTCAGGCCAAACTGGTATTTGGCAAGCTGCCTGTTACGGGCAGACTTCTTGACAAGCTGAAGGGGCCGGGAGCGAAACGATTTGCGGCTCGGATGGTTGGTGGCGGCGCTCTTGGTTGGAGCGAGCAATTCTTTCAAGAGCGTGGTCAAGACGTGATGCCATTGCTGGTTGGTTGGGTAGCCGACACACTCAGCGAGTCGCATCCTGAAGTGGATTGGCAGAAGGAATTCGATCAATACGCTGACGGCGCGATGGATACGTTCTGGCAGGTGGCACCATTGGCGATAGTCGGCAGGGCCGCGGCCACGTTCAAGGATTTCGCTGATTTCCAGGCAATGGCGCAGCGGCAAAAGGTGTTGAAAGGGGCTGGGCTCAGTGATTCGTGGATCGACAAGATCCTAAAGGCGACGAACAAGGACGAAGGGGTCAAGCTGTTACGTGATGCGTGGAAGGAGCGAACTGAGGAGCAGGTTAAAAAGGCTTTTGGCAAGCTGGACAAGGAAAGCAGGGATGAGGTTGAGAAGTTCTTCGAGCGGCAAGATGATCCTAACAGGCATACTGTAGTCGATAATCCCAAGGGTGGGATTGATGTGATCGCCCCCGATGGGACCACTGTGGCTGAAGGGGTTTCGATGGATAAAGGGGAATCAATCATTGCCGAGGCGGAAGGTGAAGCGGCTGAGTCGATCAGCGAGGATGTCTACGAGGCCATTGAGACGATCAAGATGTTCCAGCGCAAGGGCGCTTCAATTGTCGGCGTCGAGGAGGTAATGAACCTTGAAGAGAAGATCGTCAAGAAGCTGACAACTCCTGAGCAGGCAATGGAAGCCATTCAGGAATACGCACAGCAGGAGGGGATTTCGACTGAAGGGCTGACTCCTGCACAAATGCAGATATTGGGCGAGAACGAGCTTGATACCAGCGGCAAGATTGCCAAGGCAGTTTCAAGAATCTATCAGGGAGCCAACCCACTTACGCCTTTCGAGGAAACCGCAGAAGGCTACATCAAGCTGGCGGTGGCGAATGACGAGCTGACATGGGAGAATGTCAAAGGCTGGAAAAATGAGATTGAGATAGCGACTGGAAAGAAAACTCACAGTGACAGCGAAGAAGGGTTGACCGAATGGTTCTCCAGCACGGCGCAGGGCTATTTGCTGGGCGAGCGGAAGAGTGAAGAGGCTGCCACATACATGCCCTCATCTCTTATCAAGTTCCTAGACACCATGCGGCATATGTTTAGGGCGGTTGTCAAGATCGCTGCTGACCTGATGCGCCTGAAGAAGCAGGGCAAGCTGAACAAGCAACTTGAGAAGCACCTAAAGCGCAGCGTCGGGTTGGATGTCGGGATGTGGGAGGCTGCCGCTGAACGTGACATGCAGGCTCAACAGCAGGAGATGGAAGCTGAAGGCATGGAGGTAACGCCTGATGTTTTTGAGATTGCAAGGGAGATCAAGCTGCCTACAACTCACAAGGTTTTGCAGGGTGAGTTGGACAGGCTCAAGGAGGCTCTTGGGGGTATGTGGGGGCAGATTGGCAGCAGGAGGGCAACGGATTGGGATGCGGTTGTTACGGACTTTAGTGATCGTGGTCTTAATGTTGATAGTCCAGATGATGTGATCGAGCTGTTGATGCAGGCTGCGGAACAGTGGCGGCGAGGGAAGGAGAAGAGGACTTACAGCCTGAAGGAGGGGCAAGAGACAATCGGGCGAGCATCATTCCCGAAAGATGCTCCACGGCTTGACGCGGAGAACGCCACGGTAGTTGGGCCGACTACGTTCAGCCTTCAGGCGTGGCACGGAACGCCCCATAAGGTAAGAAAATTCCTGACTGAGAAGATCGGCATGGGTGAAGGGGCGCAGGTGTATGGATGGGGCTTGTATTTTGCTGAAGAGAGGAAAGTGGCGGAACATTACGGGAAGGCTCTTTCGTCAGATGGTTTCGATATTATAGGAATGTTTGACGGAAAGCCTGTAAGACAGTCTGATGTTGGTACACCTGAAGGACTGGAAGGCGGGAGCTTTTCAATATTTCTAAAGATTGCCCGGTATGGGAAAGAGGGGGCGATTCAGTATTTGAAAAACCTTGACCTTGACAAGGAGGTTTTAGCAGATGGTTTGGATCGTGTTGAATCCCTGTCCCCGCGAATTGATCCCCCGCCAAAGGGCAACCTCTACAGGGTCAACCTTGACGTGAAGGATGAGGAGCTATTGCTTTGGGACAACGAAGGCGCTGCCTCAGTCCTCCCTGAAGCCGATCAGGAATCAATGACTCAATGGCTTGCTGATTACGCTCCTGATTACACGTTGGAATCACTTGATGGGGCCGAGCTTTACAGGTTTACGGCAAGGGCAATTCAGCAGGATTACATCCATTTTGAAGGAGAGGCCAGTTATGATGAGCGCGAAAAACTTGCCAGTGCCTATTTTCAATCCATTGGCATCAAAGGCATCAAATATGCCGACGGGCAATCGCGGGGCAAGGCTGGCGACCAGACCTTCAACTACGTGATCTTTGACGAGAACGATATTGAGATTTTAGAGGAGAATGGCGAACGAGTGGCTGCGGGTGAAGCTATGGGCACGACCTACAGCCTGAAGGAGGGGGCGAGTAGGGTCGCAGACCTTTGGCAAAGGTGGGATTTGCAGGATGGAGAGAAATACCCGTGGATGACGCACTCGGATCTTGCCGACGAAATGGATTTTCTTGTCAGCGAGGGAGAAGGCACACCAGCAATGGCGCAGGCTGTTGAGGCATGGCAGGACCAGGCGGCAAGCGATATGGAATACGGTTACAGGGGGGAGAGTGATGCTGAAGCTGAAGCATTGGAGGAATCTCTGAGGGTGGCTGCAAGTGAAGCTATGGGCACGACCTACAGCCTCGCAGTCACCCCTGAAAAAGACGCTGCATACATGAAGGCCGTTGAGGCTGGCGACATGGAGGCGGCGCAGAGGATGGTTGATGAGGCGGCGAAGGCGGCGGGGTTCAACCTGGACATGCCACTTTGGCACCGCACTTGGAGTGAATTCAACGAGTTCAAGCACAGTGACGACATCAAGACTTGGGAAAAGGCAGGCGTTAAGCGCACGTTGAGGGGGGCATCTGGTAAGGCATTTTGGTTTGGAACTCAGCCAACGAAGGAGGGAACTCCCGCGAGTCATAATTGGAAACAGGACGCTAAAGAGCGAATGATCCCGGTGTATGCCAATGCGAAAAACCCCCTAGTGCTAGATGTCGATACAAAGGAGTGGGCAGTGGAAGTGCTTGGTGAAGGCATGAAGGATTTCCCCTACCTGATGACCGACGAAGCTGTGGCGAACGTCCAGGCAGAAGGCTACGACTCTATCCACCTCTACTACGGAAATAGGACGCCAGCGGATGGGATGCCGAACGAGGTCATATTATTTGACCCTAACCAAGTGAAGTCCTCTGATCCCGTCACCTACGACGAAGCAGGCAACATAATCCCCCTCTCTCAACGCTTCGATCCATCGCGACCTGAGATCACTTACGCAATGCAAATCAACAAAAGGATTGCGGCGATTGAGGCGAAGTTCCGGGAGCGCAAGATTTCTGAACGCATATCAAAGGGCGATCACAAGGGCGTTGAGTTTTCAGGCAAGGTAAAGGAGAAAACAAAGAACCTGCTCTACAAGGTCTTTCCGATGCAAGAGATGGCAGATGAAGCTGTTGCCATCATTGACAAGGGCATGGATGAAGCTGCGCGTACGTTCTACAATGACACAAGCGGGCTGAAGCCTGCGGTTCGGGGGGCTCTTGGGACTGCTCTTGCGAGGATCTACAATGACAACGGGCAGCATGACAAGGCTGCCGATGTTGCCATCCGGTTGGCTGAGTTGGGTACTGAGTATGGTCAGGGGGTGAAGCAGTTTGATTTGCTGGGCTTCGCGTTTGATTCAGCGGAATCGGTTCAGGCTTTCTTCCAGCGTCACGCCAACACGGTCAAGAAAGACATCAAGACAGATCCGGTTATCGGCGCGGTTCGCGATGTCGCCATTGACATTCAGGCGGAAGCGAGGAAGCTGCTCTATCAGTGGGTCAATGAGTATCTGGAGACACACGGCAAGAAGGCCAAGAGAGCTGGGCAGAAGTCGGTTAATGCATGGGCGGGGTTGACGTTTAGCCTTGATCCAAAGCTCTCTCATATGGTGGATAAGGCGGCGGAAATCTTGGAGAATTACGGAGCTGAAGAACTCGCTAGATCACTGGAGGAGGCTTACGGCGACAGGATCATTCCGCACTTAAAGGACTTGACGCTTGAAGCCTTGGGCAAGGTGATGGGCGATAAGGGAGTCAAGGACGAGGGCAGGAAAGAGGTCAAGAAACGGGTCAAGAAGCGGGCTTCGGAAAAGCTCAGAAACCGAAACATTGATGCCCCCAAGCAGGCAGGCAGCGCGTTGGAGAAGATCCTTGAGCTGATGGACAAGGGCGAGATCACCAGCGCGGAGATCGACAAAGTTTTCCAAGAGAAGTTCAAGATCCCGTCAATGGACGGTGACATGGCGAAGAAGCTGGCGGATCATGCCAAGCGAATCGGCTCGGCTCCGATTGGTTCGGCTGAACGGCGTGATCGCGTGGTTCAAATGATGGATTTCGTTTATGACCAATTCGAGGGCGTCAAAGGCGTGGACCTGGCTTGGTCAATCTGGTACGCGAACATCTTGAGTGGGCACCATACCCATATGCGGAACATGGGGGATACCGCCTTGCAGGTTTTGGCTGACTCAGGATTTGCCGCGCTGTTCCAGAAGCACCCAATCGAAGCAGTTTCATTTTTGTTCAGCGGATTCAACCGGGGAACAGGGGCGATGCTCGGGGCTTCTGAGGCTTGGGAGCATTTTACGTCAGGGCAGCAGATGCTTGGCCGGGAGACCGTTTCAAAGTTTGGGGCACGGTCAGCCCTTGAACGGTTCATTTTTGCTGGCGGCAAATACAATCCATTTAACTGGGTCAAGTTTGTCGGTCGCGCATTGATCGCGGAGGATGGTTTCTTTTTCCACACGGCAAGAGAGGTCAAAGCGCGGTTAGTAGCTCTTGAGATGGCGCGGTCTGAGGCTGAGAAGGGGACATCGATGGGTGAGATTTTCGACGCAGCGGAGACGCTACTGAACAATCAATCCGATCAGATTGCCGATTTCGAGGAACGGGCCAAGAAAGAGTGGGATGAGCTGGACAAGGAGGGGATGACTGTCTCGGCTGAAAAATGGCAGAAGCGCCGGGTGAAGGAGCTGCGTATTCAGGAGCGTGAAGGGGCTCTTGTCGAGCGGGCTTCAGATTTTGCAGCCAGAGCTACCTACAACTACAAGCCGGAAGGGTTTATCGGGGTGTTGGGTGAAATGCTGGGTCGTGGTTTCAAAGAAGGAACTCCATTTGGTGTGGGCAGGTTTCTCGTTCCTTTCGTCCGGGTTCCGGCGAACGTCACAAACAAGGCACTGGACTACACTCCCGTGGGCTTTGTCCGATCTGTGTTCCCTGCTGTTTTTGTGGGACAAGGCAAGGGCAGCTACGCAACTCCGCTTGCTGGCGAATTTAAAAAGGGCGGCTCGTATGAAATGAAATCGGCTGACCAGCGGGCGATGGAGTTCAAGAAGGGCATTGTCGGCACGGCTGCTGTGGCTGCCTTGTTGCTACGTGGTGGAAGTGAAGATGACGATGAGGGTTTCGGGATTCACGCTGCGGGGCCGCTAGACTTCAACAAATCGAAGCAGTTGAGGTCAAAGGGGTGGATGCCTTTCAGCGTTCAGATCGGGAACAAGTATTACAGTTACAAGAACACTCCGCTATCTTTGATGTTCGCGTTTGTCGGCGGCGTCCATGACGCAAAGCGTTACGGACTTTACAAGGGCGATGAGCAGTCTGCTCTTGTTCAGGCTGCCTACACGCTTGCAGATGGCGCGGCAATGGTCCTAGACCAGTCTTACCTTTCCAGTCTGTCCGATTTCTTTGAGGCGATGGGGCGTCAAGGTGAAGCACGCGGGCGGGCTCTGGAACGCCTGATTAAACGGACGGCAGACCCCACTTCAATGATTCCCTTCTCGAATCTGGCGAAGCAGATTACACGCGACCTGGACGGCTACGTTCGCGACAAGGATGACATGCTCGGGGCGCTCTACTCTATGACGCCAGTGACAACTCACTGGAACAGGCCGAAGCTGGATGCGCTGGGAATGCCTGTCGAGCAGCGTCCGATTTCGTGGCTGTGGTCAGTCGAGGATGAGGGCGGCGAGAATCATCGAATCTGGAAGATGATAGCCAAGAAGCAGGCGTTTCTCGGAAGCCTCTACAGTTATCGTCACAAAATGGATTCAGACCAATATTACGAATTCCAGAAGCATCGAGGCGAGCGGGCGCGGGAAATGATCGTCAGCCGTCTTTCCAGCCTTGAACGTATGAGTAGCGAGGATGCGAAGAAAGTCATGCGTCAGATCGGCAGCAAATCAACGGCATATGCCAAAAGGATGGTTAAATACAGGGAATCGAATTGAAATTTTGTCAACCTTAGAGTAAAGAAAGACCCCTAAAATATGAGCGTTTCAAACTCAACCAGCAAAGTCCAATACACTTTGACGAGCACCAACCAAGTGTTGTCAGTCTCGTTTCATTTTCTCGCCAATGGTGACGTGAAGGCGATCAACACTGATTCCTCGGGCGTCGAGACAACCCTAGTTGAGGGGACCAACTACACGTTGACGGGGGCCGGGAATGAAGCTGGCGGAACGCTGACCATGATCGGCGGCACCATTGGCGAAACCGTGACAATCAAGCGTGACATTGACATCACGCAATTGACCGATTTCGTCAGCAACGATGCCTTCCCTGCAAGTGTCCAGGAGCGCGGGCTGGACAAGCTCACGATGGTTGCGCAGGCGACCGATGAGCAGGCGCAGCGATCAATCCAGTTCCCGGAGTCTGAGGTTGGCAGCCCAAGCAACGTCCTCGGGTCTGTGGCAGATCGTAAGGGCAAGCTGATGTCCTTTGATGCGACAACTGGAGCGGTCAAAACTGACATTTCACTTTCGGACATCGCTTTTGACGATACCCCTGTGACGATTGCGGATACCAAGACTTCGCTGGAAGCCGTGAACGTGTCGGCTGTGGCTGACAAATCCGTTGCTTACATGCGCGGTTACGCGGCAGCCTTCGATGGCAAGGGCGGGCATTTCGTCTTGGACAAGTCCGGTTCCCTCGGTGCCGGTGCCAATGATGACGGCAACATCCTGATTGCTGCCGGTGGTTCCAATTGGTATTGGCGCAGGATGGGGATTTACCGGGCGAACGTTGCAGACTTTGGGGCAACGGGAGACGGCTCAACCGATGATCGGGCTGCGATCCAGGCTGCAATCAACTCGCTTGCCAGCGGTGGAGTTGTGGAGTTCCCGGCTGGGACTTACCTTGTGGGCCTTGTCTCTGGCACTAACGACAATTACGGGCTCAAGGTTACAACTTCCAATGTCCGATTTGAGATGGACGCAAAGGCAACTCTCGCCCGCCATGCCAGCATTGCGACACTGGCGAATGCCTATCCGATTGTCCTTGTCGGCGCTCCAGACAGTGACGTTGCCAGCGCGGTGGAAAACATCTCCTTTGTGGGCGGCACATTCCAGGGTTCCGACGTTCGGCACAGCACAAGTGGCAGCGCGGTTCACGATCACCGCAACGCGATTGAATTGAAGAACTGCAAGAAGATCCTGGTGGACGGGGTGAACTTCACACAGATTGATTCGGCTGCCATATTCTCGCAGGCTCCCGCAATGTCATTTAATGGCACTTACTACAATAAAACGAAAGTCTATGACTTACGGGTCGTAAACTGTTCGTTTTACGCGAATTCCCATACTACACCTGAGCGGGCCTTGATCCATGCGATTCACTTTACCGGGGACGGGCTGGTGGTTGAGGACAACTATGCCGAGTGGTGCGATGATTTCGTCTCAACTGATTCGACGTATGATGATTTCGAGGACACCGAGACGGACACCTACACGGACAGTAGCCTGTCCGCCACAGTGAACCGCGCAGGCCGGGATTGGTCGATCTGCGGGAACACGATCCGCAACAGCAGCGAACATGCTATCTACGTCACCGGCATGGACGCCACAGTCTGCGGCAACACGGTAACAGTCCCCGATGGTGTGAGTTTTGGTAATGCTGTCACGTTGACAAATTCGACCAATAAAATCAACTGGACGGATCACGGCTTATCGAATGGCGACAGGGTTCGGTTCGGAACGGGAACGCTGCCATCTGAGCTAAGTTCTACCGTCTGGTATTACGTGATTAACAAGACTGATAATGATTTCGAGGTTGAAGCAACCTTGAGCGGCGGTACTACAGGTTTCACCAGCGACGGCTCCGGGGTTCAAGTGGACGTTCTGATCTGCACGGGCAATTCAATCAAGATTCGTTCGAGGGGTGCAGTTGTCAGCGGGAACCGGGTTAGCGCGATCAATGGCGCAATAGTAATCTCTGAACCGTCCTTGAATGTGGTTGTCAGTGGTAACTCTTGCACACAGTTGTATGGCGTGGGGTCTGGTGGTTGCATTGACGTGAGCGCGGCCAATCTGGAGAGTTTCTATTCATCTCGGTCGGATTACTTGGTTAACACAACGGCAATGGGTGGCATTTCCATTTCCGGTAACTCAATCCACTGTCCGACTGGCGCACAGGATGACGACGTGGACAACGGGATCGGAATTCGGGTTTACGTTGCCGCGACGAATACGAATATCCCCAACGGACATCTGCGCGGGGTGAACATCACGGACAACACGGTGAACCATCCGCGAACTGGAATCCAGTTGTTCAACAACACTCTGTCGAACGTTCGTGGTCTAAGGATCACCGGCAATACCTTTTACGGCAAGCCGTTCACGGAATCCGGGTTCATCGGGTCTGCTCTGACGATCACGGCGGTGGATGCAAGCAGCGATGAAGTCACCTATTCCGGGCATGGATTGAGTGTAGGCGATGCCGTGTGGTGGGACATCTCGGGCACGTTTAACCTGACGGGCGACATAAGCAACGGAGACGTGGCTTACGTGCAGGCCGTGGATGGTGCGGAGTTTTCATTGACGCTGACGAAGGGGGCAAGTGCGGCTAACATTACGGGTGGTACGACAGGCGATTTCCGTAAGTTAAATGCGCTGACCAGCGAGGCTGTGCTGGAGATAAGCAACTCCAGCGGGTCCGAGGATACCCTGGCCGAACAGGTTCAGTTCAGCAGCAATACCGTTTACGGTTTCCGCGCCATATTTGGCCGTCGAACGGGGGCAGCTAGCTCCCGATCACTACCTTGGAGCATGGTAGGGAATGCATTTTTTTACTGCTATCAGTTGGCCGAGTCGGGTATGGCTGAAATCAGTTGGCTCCATCGCTTTACTGCCAATACCGGTTGGTGGTTTCCTGATCGTTCTTGGCAGGCGTCCAACGCGGTTGGCAATTCCATCGGAGACACGGTTAGCACGGGCGAGAGATATGGGTTGATCCAGTTTAACGGGAGCGGGGACACCCGTGCGTATTACAACAACGCCAGTGGCTATAATGCACTGTGAAGATGAGAACATTGAAAATTCCCATTATAGTCCAAGATCATTCCTCACCTTTGTCGCAATAGTCACGGTCAGCGGTTGGGCCACTGTCGGTCAACCGACAAAACCCCAGCCGGACTGTCCTGCCGTGTTTCTCGCTTAGTCTGCGAGCAAACGGAAAATGGCTCGCCATCCGTTCGCTGAGTCGGTCCCAGTAGCGGCATTGTCCGCAATAAGTGTCGGCGTCAGTTTTCATTCCGCGCCTCCATGCAGTGCTTGCATTGTTGCATTGGATAGGTTTTTTGATCTTCGGTCATCATGTAGTTTCCACGTCCATCGGGGTGAAAGCGTGTGTGATGCACTTCCGTCACCTTTCGAGTGTCAGCCCACTCATGGGCACCCACCCTGCACAGCAGAGGACGGAGCCGTAGACCAAGCCAGTGGAGCCAACCACGGGCAGCAGGTTTATGTTCGTTCATTCCGCGCCTCCATAAACACGCTTCATGATCGCGTCCAATTCGACTTGCATGTCAACTCGGTGCATGTCCTGAGACAAGTCAGCGATCAGCGCATTGATTACGCTGACAGTGAACTCGACGCTCGTCATTTCACGGTCGAGTTGGAGGATTTTTTTCAGTTGGTTTTGTTCTCGTCGTGTCATTCCGCACCTCCATCGTCGCCCATAGTTTCTCTCACCATGTCCAAAAACGTCTCACCATCCAGCACAGCATACCAAGGGCCGTTGTTTTTTCGATGCAGCACAACCCAAGGTTTTCCGTTCGCGTCACGCTTGGCCTGGTCGGTGGCGTCGTCAAACCGCAAAGCCTCAACCCTCTTTACCTCAATGTGGAAAGGGAGTTCCGAAACGACATCCGGGGAATCCTTCCCCCCGCTAAACTGCTGTCCCCTGCGGCTGTTGAAGCCGTGCTCGGTCAGCCACTTGGCGCATTCGCGTTCGCCCCTCGCGCCTTTGTCTCGGGAGTTCATAGCAAATCCAGATCGTAAAGAACCTTCGTTGATTGGTCGCGGATAACCTTGTCATAGGTGCGGAATCCATCAATCGTGTTTTTGGCGTGGATCATGGTCCCGTGATCCTTGCCGAAAGCCTTGGCTTTTTGGATACAAGGCTCAGGCCGGTGATGATAGGATGCCCACATGGCGATCTGCCTCGCCCGTGCGATGGGTTCCTTGCGTGATCGCGACATTACATCTTTGGTTGTCACACCACCATGCCGCGCAGCGGATTTAATCGCCTGCAATGTGAATTCTTTTAGATTCATTGGTCCTTTTCAAAAATGATTCTTCAACGTGAACGGTTGTTCCGACATCGAATCTCGGGTTTTTATCCACCACTTCGCATAGCCACATGCGCCCATAGGTGGGGACAAGTTTGCGCACGCGGAAGTTGTGCTTGGCGTTTTTGTTCACGTAACGGTAAATCGTTGACATTGGAAAGAGCCAGCCCCCGATTAAAGGGGCTGGCGTTGAGGGTTAGAACGGCACGTCGTCACCGCCAACTTCGAAGTGATCGGCAACTCGTTTCCAGTCGGCGCTGGTAAAATCGGCTTCCGGTTTGCTGCCGAAAATCGAGTCAAGCGTCTCACTCCATTTTTCTTGTGCGCCGGTCGGGACGTTCTTCCGGCAAGCATCCCAAGCCATTGCAGCCGTGAACTGGGGTTCCGTGACAGGTAGCTTGCGGGGAGGCGGGGCAATTGCGGTAGGGGCAGGCTTCGGTGCCGAAGTAGGCTTCTTCTGGGCCTTGCCTCCGAATCCTGCGCGAAGCGTCGCGCCAAACTCAGCCATAATTTGGTCAATGTCCGCGCATTGCGGTAGACCGCCGCCAGATCCGCCAATCGGGTTGATCCACTTCACCTTGCTGGCCGTCTGTGGGGTGCCGTCGCTGCCGATGAACTGCTCATCTTCAATGACGAGATCGACACGCGACTCACCTGCCTTGAAGATTTCAACCAGGTCGGCGGGGTTGCCGGATGTCCAGTTGAAACACTGTTCAAGGGTTTCCTTTCCGATGTCGCTCAGTGAGCCGTCCTTGCGGATGATGCACTGGTGCGAGGTTATCGTTTTGCCTTCAACCCCTTCGTTTTCGAGGTTGAAACAGATGGCGACCATAAGAGCGCCGCCGTTGGATTTGTAGTATGAACCGTCAGTTGCGGTTCCTTGGTATGTTCCTGATGGTATTTGCATGTTTTTTTCTATTCGTTTTTCAGTCCGTGGAGTTTTACGCCGTCGCCCATTTCATGGGAAACGGTAGTGATGGATTGGTAGGTGAATTGTTCAGGGTTGGCTGCATCGCGGCGGATTCGGATCTTAAAATCCACAACGGGTTCGGGTCCGAAACCCCCGCTGAACGCTTCGTCAACCCGTTCAAGAATTGAATCTTTCTGAAGGTGGCGAATCGCTCCGTCGAGAGCCCCGCGCAATGTATTGGTGTGTCGTTTTGTGTTCAAGAACTTCATTTCAGAATTTCCTTCCATATTTCGGCTGGCTCATCAAGCGGAATGGGTTGCTGGCACGTACGGCTCTTCGCCATGCAATGCGGCAGCTCTGCGGGGTAGATTGTCCGCGTACCACTCCCCTGCCCCTTGCCGTCCTTGGAAATGACATCGTAGCCAAGGAACAGCAGGTGGTCGGCCCATTCCCGGCATCGCAGCCGGATAGAGGACTTGCCACTGGCGGGAGACTGGAGGCGAGGCTCAAACCGAAGCCAATCCTCGCCTGCCGGGTTAGGAACGCTGCTGGTGCAATCGTGGGCGATCAACACAACGTTGCGACCGGCATGAGCGTGTTTATCCAGAATGTCAAACAACGAGATGAACGTCGTGAAGTTGTGTGTCAACCCCTTCCCAAAACCGTAATCGTCGAGGTTCAAGCATTTATGCCCTTTCTCATGCGGAACGTATTGCAGCGTGTGAGCAATCGCCAGTTCTTCCGCTTTGGTAACAGAGTCGATCACTATAGTGCCGATGCCGTCCCAGCCGTCAGACTCCAGCGCGTCTGTAATGTCAGACCATGACTGAGATTCAACGACGGTTGAGTCCTTCATGTCGGGCAGACGTGACAGACTGTCGTCGAGGTCAAACCAGACAACGGGGCCGGGGGCATGGCTGGCGAGCGTCGTTTTCCCGATGCCGCCAGGTCCGTAGAGAACGACGCGGTGGCCTGCGGTTTTTTTGGGTTTCCCGAACGCAACTTTGCGCTTGGCCGGTAATTTTCTAGGTGGTGGTAAACTCACAATTTCATCCTTTCATGTATTTCTTGTGTCATTCGAAGATCGTTTTTGAGGTAGTTAATCGCTTTCTCAGGGTTCAACTGGAACATGCGGGCGAAGTCCTCGCCTTTTCCGTTCTTGCCTTCAATGCCAAGGTGGCGGGCGATGGCGTCCAGCGATCCCTTGGCCTGACGGTCGCCCATTTGCCAGTCGTCGCGGAGGTCGATGAAGCGGTCGTTCCAGTAGCGCCCCTTCCTGACTCCGTGAACGTGCAGGCTGTGTTTCCATGAACGTTTTACGACAAAAGGAAGATCGAACGAATGGGAGTTGAACCCTACCCAATAGTCGTTTGATGCATGGAACCGTTGCCAGAACTCGGCCAAGATGTCCGGTTCTTCGCCTGTCAGGATCACCGGTTCTTCGCCTTTGGTCAGAATCCCGATAGCGAGCACAACGCCGGTTAATGGGCTGAGTGCTCCTTTATCCTCGAGGTCTTTGAGGTGGTTGACCTGAGCCTCAACCAGTTTGGCCTGGCGCTTTTCAGGGTCTTTAGTGTTCCCAAATTTAACCGATTCAGGGTCGAACGGGTGTAGTTTCTCCAGCTCCGTGCGAGGGAGCGGACCAGTTTCTATGTCGTAGTATGTCATAAATTGGTGCCCTGCCTGCGTGCCGTCGCTGGGCCGAGTCTGTCATTCCGGCCCGGCAGGGCGTTAAAGTTCATTGCGTCAGCTCTGCGTGAAGGGTTGCAAATGCCTTTGCAGCCGTCTGCGGGCACACTCCGTTGCCAATCATTCTCAATCGGTCCACTCTGTTGGCAATTGGGTCCACCCAACTTCTAGGCCCATCAACTGCTCCACCCAATTCGGGTTCAATTTGCCTTGAGCTCTGTTGATGCCCTCGACCATCTCGACTTGCTGGTTTATCGTCTGAGACTGGAGCACCATTTTCCCTGATGGCGTCCTCCTGTAAGCCCTTCTTCCGGGGCGGGCAGGTTTCCCCTCCTTTGTAAATAGAGTTTCCACCTTGGCTCCTGCTTCTGAAGCTGCTGGTGTTCTCCACTGTTCTTGGCTCCTCCCACCCTTGTTGAGCTTCTCCCGGTCGGGAGGGCCAGTGTAATGATAGACCGCCCTCGGGAGTTGATCTATGCGGCCCAATTCCCTGCCATCCCGTTCCTTGCTCATCCCCGGCGTGTCCTTGTAATCCCGTGCCGATGCTGTCGGCCACATCGATGCTTCGGATACCTGATGGCAAAGTTCCTTTTGCCGCCGTTTGATATTCGGATTGCCAACTAAATTCTCCGAATCGTGTGGGGCCGGTGTCACTGGCGTAAGCCAAGATAAAGACCCGTTTCCGTTGGTGGGGCGCACCAACTTCAGCCGCCGAGAATATTCCCCACGTCGATCTGTAACCCATTTCTTCCAGATCACTGATGACTGTGGAGAGTCCCAGCGTAATGTGTCCTTCGACGTTTTCGCAGAACACCCATCCGGGTCGGCAAAGCTGAATTCCTCTTGCAATGTGCGGCCACAGGTGGCGGGGGTCGTCTTCACCTCGTCTTGCGCCGGCTGAGGAAAATGGCTGGCACGGGTACCCGGCAGTGAGGAGATCCACTGATCCACGAAAGTCTGAGTATGGGAAGGTTTTAACGTCCGTGTAGACAGGCGCTGGAGCCAGTTGACCCGTTTCCATCTTCGCAACCAGGTTCGCGCAGGCGAATCCTTCCCTCTCCACGTAAGCGACTGGGCGCACAGGTAGCCCCAATCGTTCAAGTCCCAATTCAACCCCTCCGTAACCAGAGCAGAGACTAAGCACTGATGTTGTATGTTTTTCGGTATTATCCACATTAAAGCCTTCCTCCAGTTATTGCTTCCGCGATCATCGCCGCCCACCCCGTGACTACAGCCGCGCCACAAAGAAACCAGAGAAGACGGGCGCAGCGTATTTTGCGCCCGTCCCCGATTTCGTCCGCGTTTGTGTCCGACATGCGCTTTGCGCGTTCGTTGTCCAACGGCTCGAAATTCATTCTTGTTCCTCCCGCATTCCGCCGAACCGGCATGGAGAAGCCTCCTCAATCTCTTTTCGGATGTCGGGTTCGTAGTCACGCGGATCATCCGGCTCGCCCGTGTTCAAAGGATCTTCGACCACAACCCAGCGGGCGCATCTTTTCAATGCCGCTGCCGGGTGGTCGTAGTCCTCCCATGTCCGGTAAACCTCCTTGCCTTTGACTTCTACGATTCCAACCCACGGTCCCATGTCCTTGACCTGGCTGACGACGGTGATAGCCAGCGGTATTTCTTCAGTGTTCATTCTGAAATCTCCTCCGCTTCAAGTTTGAACTTGCGGGCGTCGTTGAACTGGTTCCAGCAGTTGACGCAAGCGTCGGCTGGACAGTTTCCCTCGAATTCTCCTAGCAGGATTTTTTGTCCATGAAGGACAAGCGAAACCCAGTAGTTTTTGATCTTGTTCACGGCGATACAATTACGACAGGTTGTGAAACGGTTCAACCGATATTTTCGGCAATCGCAAGATAAACCGGAACCATTAAGTCACCGTAGAAATCAGGTTTAAATTTCGGGTTCAGGTTGACGTGGGGCTGTGGAAATGGCAGAGGTTCCAATTCATGGAAAACGAAATGACACTAGACGCCGCGCTGGCAAGGCTGGATGGAGTCCGAAAAGCGGGCAACGGTTATGTTGCGAAATGCCCTAGTCACCCGGACAACAATCCATCCCTGTCGATCACTGAAAAAGGGGGCAAAGTCTTAATGAAATGCTTCTCGGGTTGTGCGTTTGACGACATTCGTTCGGCACTGGGGTTCAATCGCCCCAACCCGATGAAAACAAACCAATTCACGGGGCTGTCCCTGCATCACGGCACTGAGGCGCAGAAGGCTCAACTGGGAGAGCTGCGCGGGGTCGGGACGATAGCCGTCAACCTGGCTGTTAACAATGGCTTGGTGCGGTTCGGAACGTGGCACAAACAAGCGGTCTGGGCCGTCACTGATCCGACAGAAAACAATACCCAGCTTCGGAGGCTAGACGGCAAGCCGATCAAGGTCGGTGACAATGAGCGCAAGAGCCATACAGTGAAAGGGTCAACAGCTTCATGGCCTATCGGAATTAAACAGGCGCAGGATGTTCCCTGCATCATGCTCGTCGAGGGCGGGCCGGATCTGCTGGCTGCATATGCCAGAATTGAGTTTGAGAACCGGCAGCATGACACAAAGCCGGTGGCAATGCTCGGGGCGTCGAACTCAATCCCGGAGGTTGCGCTTCCGTATTTTAAGGGTAAACGGGTTTACGTCTATCCGCATGTCGATGAGGCAGGTGTAAAGGCGGCGGAACGGTGGATGCAGCAGCTTCTCATGGCCGGGTGTTACCCTCGGACTTTCTCGCTTATGGGAATGTCGCAGCGTGACGGTCAGCCTGTCGGTGATTTAAACGACACGGTTCACTGTTCCGGGGCTGAACTGCTCAGAAAGGCAAAAACATTTCTTCCTACTGCAAAATGAAACAAAATACATTCGATCCTACCCCTGTAAAAACAGAGGAATCCGCCGAGGCGGCAAAGCTGTCGTTGCTCCCCCTGGTTCAATCGTGGAATTATTGCGTGACCAGAGACGACGTAAAACCCTTGGTCCCCATAGTGGATGACATCCTTTGTCCCGGCTCGAAAATGATGATCGCAGCCGGGGCTAAAGTGGGAAAAACGTGGATTACGATTCAGTTGGCGGCGGCGATAGCTGCCGGGGAATCCTTCCTTGGTCGCAAGTGCCAGAAAAAAAGGGTGCTCTACGTCAACTTGGAAATCGACGATCACAATTTCACCCGTCGCATTCGTGTATTTTCTGAGCATCTGGGCTATGCCCCTGACCCTGAGCATTTTTACCATATCCCCATGCGCGGCAATATGCGCGTGGGCGTCGAGTTGAATATGGAAGCTGTAATTGAGGTGGTCGAAGCCGTGGGCATTGATGTTGTCGTGCTAGACCCGGTGTATAAGCTGAACCACGAGGGGGATGAGAACAGTAGCCGCGATATGACACGGCTCTGTAATGCCATAGATCGGCTGACCACTCGAACGGGCTGCGCTGTCATTCTCAACGATCACACCGGCAAAGGCTCAATGGCCGATAAAGACCCAATGGACTGTATCCGGGGGTCATCGGCCAAAGCTGGCGACATGGACTCCATGTTGATCGTCCGCAGGTTGGCCGAAAAAAACGGTGTAAGGGTAGATTTCTACCATCGCCATCTGCCGCCAGTCGAGCCGATGGCTGCCAGGTTTGAATTCCCGTTTTTGGTTCCCGCCCCCGGTTCTGACGTTGACGACCTGCACACTCCGGGTCTTGTAAAGAAAAAGGAGAAAGCAGAACCGCGTGATGTTGTGATGACGATCTTGGAGGCAATGGCGGAGACTACGGCGGACGATCCCATGTCAAATCCCGAGATCGCAAGGGCTGCCGGTCTGTCGATTGAGGAAGTCAAGGAAGCCTTGCCGGGTATGCGGTCGCAAAGGTTGATCGCCTCCATCGGGGAAGGGAAAAGCCTGCGGAAGCACATTGCTCCCGCAGGATTGAATCGGTTGATTTAAAAAGGGCGGTAATTCCGCAAAGCTCGTTTCCACTTAGCCCGCAGCTCTTCGAGTTTGCGGGCTTTTTCTTTGTCCTTGCCTACCAGGCTCCGATTGAGTTTGCCGTTCAGGCTCCTGATTTCGCGGGCGTTTAAGTGGTGGTCGCAATGGGGGCATTTCATTTCAAGATCCTCCGCAGTTCGGAAAGCGTGCCTTTGATCTCCGTACGGGGTTTTGATTCCCGTTCGTCGCTTTCGACAACAACGGCCCACTTGTTGTGGCCTTCGCGGCGGAGAAGTCGCCCGCGCATTCGGATGTAGTTGATTCCGTTCGGGATCATTGTTCGCCCCCTTCCTCTAGTTGTTCCATGTAGGGCTGTTCGGCTGGCACTTCCAGCTCTCGGATTGTAATCGATGTAATGTGTCTTTTGTCCTCGCGCAATTGCATGGTAGCGCGGCCGATTGCCGCTTGAGCATTTACTATTTTTGCATACGGCCCGCCGTCGGATGCCAGCTCTGCGCCGGTTGCGGTGGTCCATGTCATGCGCCATACGTAGACGGTTCTGGTTTTCATTCTGCGTTCCTTTCTTCGTCGTAAATATTCCCGGCTGCGATCCATAGAATACGGATTTCGTTTTCTCCGCAATCTTCCAGCTCTTCCGCGTCCCATGCCCCGTATTCGCTCAATTCGGCGGCAATGTCATCGGGGGCAATGTGGCTCAAGTCAAGTTGATCCGCCCAATATTGCGCGGCGGGAAATGCGTCTCCCGGCCCGGTCATGTCGGAAACGGCTTCGCCTGGGAGATCAATTGCGAAACGGTTAAAATATGCGGTTTTCATACTTCGCCCCCTTCCTTTTCCACAACGGCCAACACGTTTTTGCGTGTTCTCCGGGTCGTGGTCGACTCGTAGACGAAGCCCTCGTTTACGGTCCTGTAATGTTGCTCGCCGATGATAATGTTGAGGATCTGGTCCACCTTGTCGGCTGGGACGCCCGAAAAACGGGCCCCGCATTGAGTAAGAATTCTATAAGTGCTCATGATGTCCAATCTTTGGTTGCTCGGCTTGAAGTGTAAACGGGCATCCCGGCAAACCTGTACTCCTGGCACAAGCGCCGGACTTCGGCGCGGTATTCGCGGAAAGATGGGAAGTCGGATTTGTCAACCTGGTCGACGGTTTCAACGCCGTGGGCGGTTCGTATGTTTAGATATGTGGTTTTCATAGGTTTGAGAATTTGAGCTTGATTCCTAGTTTCTTGACGAGCTCGACCGTGAGAGGCTCAAGTGTTTCACCGTTCAGGTCGTGGGCTGCGACCGGCGATTTCAGCGCCGGGTTGCTGGGGGTTCCACTGCGCCATGAATTGGCTTCATCCCAGCAAACTGCTTCGTGATCGTCGGCGAAGTCTAGCGGCGGGATTTCGCCATCCGGGAGGAGTTCGTCAATCGCGCAATCGTAGGCGGTTTCCCATGTCTGCGCGATGATGACGCCAACGATGCCCATTGAGTCGCACATAACCCAAGCGGGGCCAATGCCGTCGTCCCAGAATGGAACGTCGTGGCCGAATTCCGTTTTTACGGAAACGAGGGAGGATAACATTTGGGGGTCTATCTGTTTTATGCTCATGATTTTAACCAAATAATTTATTGAAGTGGTCTTGGTGCATATCCACTGCCCTCACTCCGTTAAGGTAATTGCTAATGTGGCGACTAGTGGTCCGAGAGTAATGCGCAGAGGTTTTTTCATAGACACCACGGGAGGCATCGTATCCAGCAACGGGAGTCTCGTAGGAAAAAAAGACTTCGTTGCCATTGGATAGCTGGATAAGGGTTTGATTGCTTCCGAGTTGTTTAAGTTTCATTCTTCGCCCTCCTGATCTTCAAACGCCACGTCCACTTGAGCCAATACGCTAGCGGCAATCTGATCGACTGCCAGCTCATAGCCGCACCTGAGAGCCTTGTCGAGTGAATCACATGTACAGTCTGCCATAGCCTCTTCAACGTAAGACTGATTGCCGCTGTGATCGGCTGTCCACTCCAACAGATCGTGTGTGCTCAGTCGGGTTGAGAGTGTTTGGGCAATTTCAAATGCTTCGGGCTCGTCGTATCCTGCCGCAATCGAGGCGAAGTCGTAGACGGTTTCGTAAATCCAGTCGCACGGCAAACGGTCATCCAGGTCTGAATGTATGGCGTGCATGTCAAACCATGCAGGGCCGGTGCCGTGCAACACGTAATAGGTGTTGCCGTTGGTGCGGGTTCTAGCCTCGAATGAGCCTGCGAGGTCCGTTAGGAGTTGTTGTTTCGTTTTCATGTTTTTTTATTGGTGCCGGGATTACCCGCCCGGTCGGGGTTTGTGGGTTACAGGACGATGAAGAGAAGCGCAAAAAAGATCGCGCCGATGAGGGCGGCGGCGAAATCGGCAAGGGCTGAGAGGGTTTTCATGATTTTGTGGTACTGTGTTTCGGGTTGGAGGCTTGAGCGCACAAAACGCAATCACCGTCCGGGTGGATGATAGCTAAGGTGCTTTCAATATCAGCATCAAGTCGATGTGTTGGCCGCACGGCGTATCCATTGGCCAAAACAGACACAGTATAGGGAGCCTGCCACCAGCTAGCCAACGTGTGTGCGTTCGTAATAGCCACCATTGGGTTCGTGGGGTTAATGTCCGCTTCGTTGTGCTTCATGGCTTAGTGAACGATGAACGTGAATTCGGCGCAATCCGCGCCCATGTTGTTAGCGTCATTGCGGTGGGCGAAAAACGTTTCCTCCGAAACATCAACCGCCCAACCGGCTGGGATGTTGTCGGAAAGCCATTGGTCAAGCTCGGCTTCCTCGGCATCTGTGAGCCCGGTATAGTCTCCATTGATAAGAGCACCTGCCCAGTAGGCGGGCAACGTGTAAGTGTTTGTTTGAATTTGCACGGGGCAGACAATACGCACTAGTCGCGACTAGTCAAGCCCACTAGTCAAAGTTTCCAGAAAAAGTTTTCCCCCTCAATCCGGGCTTGACGGCAATTCCCAACTCGTTAGAATCCAGCCCTGAGGCTGGTAGGCACTATAGAGCAAGCGTCAGCTTGCGAAGGCAAGCCTATGCTTGCCGCAAAGCGCCGCCCCGAGCCGTTAGGCGACCAGGGCAAGCCGGAGCCGCGCGGAGCCTCAAGCGAAGCATCAGCGGCGGGCCGCCAAGCGCAGCGACCAGCGGCAGGGAGCGACCAACGGAAGCGGCTCACCTGCGACCAACGGGAGCAGGAATAACAGTGGTCCTCTCGGACTACTGTTATAGGCAAACCGGCAAAAAAATTTTTCAGGCTAAAACGGTGGGCTCGCTGTCGCTCGCGAGGGGTTGAATGCGGTGGCGTTGCCACCTGAGCCGGTCGCGTTGCTCCCTCCATGCGTCCAGTTCGGCTGCGCCTCGGGACGCCCGCCCTATTCCTCCCTTTCCCTTACGGGACGGTCGGGGGCTCCGTGGTTGTCTCCCCTGGTCGCTGCGCTCGGGGGAGACGGAAAAAGGCTATGACCTGATAGCTTCTTACGTTGACCTGATCCCGCTGTAGACAGGCTGGCGACTAGTGGTAGAGTGAGGGCGTGAAAGCAAACTACGAACAAGCGCGAAAAGTGCATGACCAGGCCTGCGAGGTTTTTCAGAACGTGCGCAAAGCCTATCGCAATCTTGAAATCGGTGACGCTGAGTTTTTGTCGGCAAAGGCTGATTTTGACAAAGCAACAAAAGCCTTTGATGGGGCTTTTGCTGCGGCTCGGGTTAACGGTGGGGGTGCGGCGTGAGTGTTAAATGGAAACGAGGAAAAGAGGACCAGTACGGCCAGTACATCATCCGGTCTGCCTGCGAGAGATTTCAAATCTTTCGCTTTGACGACTGGCACACGGAGAGTAGCTCCGTCTGGGAATTGCGCGACGATTGCCACGAGGTTGATACATTTGAACGCCTGCGCGACGCGAAAGAATATGCTGACGCGATAGTTGAATACGAGGAAAACGGGGGTGAAGCGTGAAGGGGGGCAAATTCCCAGATAACTACATTTCGGTTCCATACCGAATGCGCCAACTAGGCGGGGGATGGTTTGTGGACGAATTCCCGGCCATTGGCGGGGAAACCATCTACGGCCCATATCGAACACGGCAGCGGGCGAGATGGGCGCGGAATGGACTGCTGAAACGCGCTAAAGGTTCTGGCGCACAATTAGAGCGCCGGTTCTGGGCATAGGCTCAAAACAATTTTTGCAACCCTCCTTGGCTTCGGCTGGGGAGGGTTTTTTGTTGACGCTGGGGAAGCGCGGGGGCAATTTTGGCGGTGACTAAAGAACAAGACCTGTGTCTTTCACCCCGCTGTTTCGGTGGGATGTTGAACAGTGGCTCCGGGGTGGCTCGGGTTTGCATAGTTACCGAGCCGCCTCGGGGTTAACAATTTACGAGTATGGAAGAAGGATTTGCAAACACGTTGGGCCTTTGGCTTTATTGGCATGAAGGGACGCGGCGGGTTTTGCTGACTAAAGCGGAATTGGATTGGCTCGTCGCGTGGTGTGATCGAAATGAACACATGATCGCGCAGATGGTTAGACACTTCCCGAAAGGTTAATATGGCAGGAAAAAGGAAATTGACGCCGCCACAATTGGTTTTTGCCAAAGCGATTTTGGATGGGATGAGTCAGGCTAAGGCGTATAAGGCTGCATATCCTCACACGACCGACAAAGCAGCCAAGGCAAACGGTTCCCGACTGATTGCGACCGATTGCGTTCGGCAGTATGTAGAATCTCGCCGCCAGAAACAAGAAACCGCAGAAACTCTCACGCGGACCAAGAAACGCGAATTTCTCGCCGGTGTTGTGGCTGGGAATGCGGATCGCGAATTGACTCCGCTTCAGCTCCAGGCCATCGCGATTGACAACAAAATGGCAGGACATGACGCACCGGAACGGG